ATGCCTCGCAAATCCGCATAAATACTGAATGTGTGGAGTTTTGCTCATGGCTATATGCCCATTTTTAAGGAGGTGAGGGTTGTGGCGAACCGGATTAAAGGTATTACGGTGGAGATCGGCGGCGATACCACCGGTCTTGACAAAGCGTTAAAAAGTGTCAATTCTTCCATTACGAAAACGCAGTCCGCCTTAAATGATGTGAACCGGCTCTTAAAACTCGATCCTTCCAATACGGTTCTGGTGGCGCAGAAACAGGAACTGCTGGCGCAGGCGGTCAGCCAGACGGAAGAAAAGCTGTCGGCGCTGGAGGCCGCACAGGAGCAGGTGGCCGCAGCCTTTGCCCGTGGGGATATTGGGGCGGATAAGTATCAGGCGTTCCAGCGGGAGATTGAGGAAACCCGTGGAAAGCTGAACAAATATAAGGCTGACCTTTCCGATTTGCAGACAGAGCAAGACGCCCTTTCCCAGAATACTGCACGGTTAGAAAAGCTGTTTGCCGCTACGGGGACGGAAGTCGATGACTATGCGGACGTCCTTGGCACCCGGCTGACTTCTGCGATTAAAAATGGGACGGCAAATTCTGATCAGTTGCGAACGGCCCTTGAGAAGATCGGGAAGTCTGCCACAGGGGGGAAAGCGGATATCCGCCAGCTGACAGACGCTCTGGATACCGTGGATGACGGGCAGGCCATCCAGAACCTGATCCAGCAGTTAAATGAGGCCGGGGACGCTGCGGAAAATACAGCGGACGATGTGGGCCAGATTGCGGAAAATACCAAAGGCGCTGCGCTGATGCAGGCAGCGGATCAGCTGTCCGCTGTGGGCGATAAGATCCAGGAGATCGGGGATAAGGCGCTGGACGCCTATGCTGATACGGAAAACGCCGTGACCAAGGTGAACGCCTACTTTGGCGAGACCGGACAGGCAGCGGAGCAGTCCGCCAACGTGATCAAAAACGTGTACTCCTCCGGTGTCGGGGAAAGCATGGACGCCGTGGCCAATGCGGTTCTGATGGTTAAAAAGAACCTTGGGGATTTGAGCGAAACCGATCTCACCAACCTGACCCAGCAGGCCATCACGCTGGAGGAACTGTACGGTATTGATATGAATGAGACCCTCCGGGGTGTCAATTCCCTCATGCAGCAGTATGGCCTGACCGCACAGCAGGCGATGGATTACATCGTGGTAGGTACCCAGAACGGTCTGGATAAGACCAATGAACTGGGCGATAACCTTTCCGAATATGCCGGGAAGTTTGCACAGGCCGGATATTCCGCCTCGGAGTATTTCCAGCTGTTGGATAACGGCCTGAAGAACGGCGCATACAACCTCGACAAGGTGAACGATGCCATCAATGAGGTGACCACCCGTCTGGTGGATGGCACCATCGGGGAGTCCATCGGGATGTTTTCCACGAAAACACAGGAACTGTTTGCTTCTTGGCAGAATGGCGGTGCTACCCAGAAACAGGTCATTGACTCTATTGTGGCGGATATTGCCGGGTGTACGAACCAGCAGGAAGCCTTAAACCTTGCGGCACTGGCCTTTGGCACCATGGCCGAGGATGGAAACCTGAAATTTATCACGTCCCTGACTTCGGTGGGCAGCACCTATGACAGCGTGAAAGGTTCCGCACAGGGCTTGTTTGATGCCACGACCACGCCCATGCAGGAGATGGAATCCAATACCCGGAAGCTGCAGCAGTCGCTTGTTCCGCTGGGGGAAAAGCTGGCGGAGATTGCCAATACGATCCTGCCGCCATTGGTCAGTGTGATCCAGACGGTAAGCGGATGGTTTGCGCAGCTGCCGGGGCCAGTGCAGAACTTTATCGTCATCTTAGGCGCACTGCTGGCAGCCTTTACGGCGCTGACGCCGGTCATTGCAGCCTTGGCGGTATCCGTTGGGGCATTGAATATTTCGCTCCTGCCGATCATTGCCGTGATAGCGGCGGTAGCGGCGGCCATTGCCGGGATCATCGCCATCATCCAGAACTGGGGTGCCATCACAGAGTGGTTTGGAAACCTGTGGAATACGATCTGTACCGGGATCGGCACCATGATCGAGAGCGTGAAAACATGGTTCTCCAACCTCTGGACACACCTGCAGAATGTCTGGAATGGCATCTGCAACGTGGTGCAGACTGCCGTGATGCTGCTCGGCTCTATCATTCAGGGAGCCGTGGACATCATCACGCTGCCGTTCCGGTTTATCTGGGAGAACTGCAAAGATATCGTCATTTCCGTCTGGAATGGGATCAAGGATACCGTCAGTTCCGTGCTGTCAGCCATTTCCGGTGTGATCTCCAGCATCATGGGGGCGATCCAGAACGTGATCGGTTCCATCTGGAACGCCATCAGCAGTAAAGTGTCCGCAGTGGTTAATACCATCAAAAATACAGTGACTTCTGTCTTTAATGCCATCAAGTCTGTAGCTTCTTCAGTGTGGAACGGGATTAAATCTGTGATCTCCACGGTGGTGGACGGGATCAAGAGCAAGGTTTCTTCCGTATTCAACGCCGTAAAGAGTACAGTCTCCAGTGTATTCAACGGGATCAAGAGTACCGCCACCACGGTGTGGAATGGGATCAAGACCGCCATCACGAAGCCGATTGAAGCAGCCAAAAATACGATCAAAGGGATCGTGGATAAGATCAGCGGTTTCTTCTCCGGCATGAAGCTGGAACTGCCGAAGATCAAGCTGCCCCATTTCAAGATTACGGGCAAGCTATCCCTTGCTCCGCCGAGCGTTCCCCACCTGTCGATTGACTGGTATAAGGAAGGCGGTATCATGACGAAACCGACCATCTTTGGTATGAACGGCAGCAGCCTGATGGCAGGCGGCGAGGCTGGCCGGGAAGCGGTTCTTCCGCTGAAGGGATTTTATAATCAGCTGGAAAATATTTTGTCCAGCAGAATGAATACCAGCGCAATGGAGAAGTATCTGGCGATCATTGCGGAAAACAGCTGTAAGGGGCTGTATCTGGATGACGGGACGCTGGTGGGGCATCTGCTCCCTGCCATTGACAGCGGCCTTGGGAAAACACAGAAACTGCAAAGGAGGCTGAGCCTATGAGGGCAGATGTGAAAATCAATGATTTGTGGATGTTTTCGATGGGCTGGCTCCGGGAGGAAATTGACTTTCCCACGCCGCAGTCACAGACCAATACGGTGGTGGTGCCGGGGCGCAACGCTCCGATCCGTTTTACCGAGGCGCTGGGGCGGGTGTCCTACCAGCCCCGGAGCTTTACCATTACTCTGTCCATGTTGGGGAGCCGGGAGAAGTTTAATCAGAAGAAAGCTCTTCTTGCCAATCTTTATGCCGGACAGCTGTGTCAGGTGATCTTAAGCGAGGAGCCGGAGCTGTATGCCGTGGGTACCTTGGAACTGGAACCGGCCTATGATCCTCTGACTGGGAAGGGCCAGATGGTGCTGTCCTGCTCGGATGGGGATGCCTACCGGTACCGTATAGAAGAAACGGAAGTTTCCATTACCGGAGGCGGCACGGTGATCCTGAATAATGACTACATGCCGGTGGTGCCTACGGTAGTAACGACAGCGGAAACAGCACTGAGCTGGAGCATTGGCTCTGATACCTTCCGCAAATCCGTCAGCGCCGGGACATGGACGTTCCCGGAACTGGAACTGCAGGAAGGGCAGAACTCGCTCAGCATTACAGGAGAAGGAACGGCCACCTTCCGATATCGGGAGGGACGCCTATGAGTTTGTTTCGAGTGTTTGTGGATGGGCAGTTGTTTTACCATCCCCGTCTGTCCCAGCTTTCCATCACAGAGGCGAAGGTACAGGAGGATGCGGAGAATATCGACAGCCTGACCCTTTCTGCCCCGTTCAACCATCCCTATCTTTCTTCCATTCAGCCGATGGCTTCGACCATTGTCTGTAAGAAGGATGATCTGACCGTCTTTGAGGGGCGGGCTTTGGATGACGGCACGGATTTTTATAACACCCACACATGGACATGCGAGTCCTGCCTGGCGTATCTGAAGGACACCATGCAGCCCCCATTTTCCTATCAGGGGCCGCTCCGTGGCCTGCTGGAGCAGTTTCTTTCCGTGCATAACGCTGCCGTGGAGGAAAAGAAGCAGTTCACTCTTGGCACGGTGACGGTTACAGACAACAACGACTATATCAGCTACAGCAATTCCGATTATTCCGTGACGCTGGAGGCCATACAGGACAAGCTGGTCAAGACACACGGCGGGTACTTACAGGTGCGTTATACGGAAGACGGGAAGGTGCTGGATTATCTGGAGGATTTTCCAGACCGCTCGCTGCAGACGGTGGAGTTTGGCAAGAACCTGACCGATGTGAAGATCACCCGTGACCACACGGAGCGGGTAACGGCGCTGATCCCGCTGGGAGCGAAGCTGACGGAGACAGACGAGGACGGTAATGAATCCGAGACGGACACCCGGCTGGATATTACAGCGGTGAACGATGGCAAGAACTATGTGTACGATGCGGAAGCAGTAAAAGAGATCGGCTGGATCTGGACGACCGAAGTCTGGGAGGATGTGACACTGGCGGGAAACCTGCTGCGCAAAGCCAAGGCCCGGATCGCAGAACTGGCTAAAGGCGTCACCAGCATGGAACTGACCATCGTGGATGAGTCCGATACGGGTGCGGATATCGGAGACATTCGGGCAAGGATGTATGTCCGGTGTATTTCCAAGCCACACGGGATTGACGGGACATACCTGTGTCTCAGCCGGACACGGGATTATCTTGACCCTTCCGGCAATACCATCACCATCGGGGCAGCAGGCGTCCGGCTGACATCCCAGTCCGCCAAGCAGGAGCAGAACATCACTTCCATTGAAGATGACCTGTTGGGGCAGACTTCCAAGATCGAGGTAATTACGGGAAAAGTCGATCAGATCAATGCCCAGAAGATGTACCGGACAGAGTTGGTGGTGGATGGGGTGAACATCTTCCGGGATAAGGGGCAGAAAAGCATCCTTCGCTGCCGGGTGTATTCGTGGGACAAGGAGATCACGGATACTCTACCTGCCAGCAGTTTTGTCTGGCACCGGAATTCCGGCCGGGAAGACCTCGATGCCGACTGGGGCAGTTCCCATGTGGGCATGAAATCTATCACGGTTACCACGGAAGATGTGACGGACAACGCATCATTTTATTGTGAAATCACGATTTAAACAGGAGGAGACGAACATGGCAATTTTAACTTCCAGCCAGCAGACCTTTGTGGATATCACAGACCAGAGGAAACTGTCGGCCTATATCACATCCAATCTGCCCAAGTCGCAGATTGAAGATCCAAACGTGCTGCCCCATACCTATGCGCCGGACTGGGCCAGTACACCCCTGACCCTTACCCCGGTGGTGTTCCTCGACCAGACCAATCTGGCGCTGGATGCATCGGGGCTTACAATCTCGTGGAAACGGAAAGAGGGAAACGGAGCGGAGGCGGCGCTGACCTCCGGGGAGAGCGTTTCCAAAGGGGTTCTTACGGTCAGTACCAATAAGCTGGCGGCAGCCACTTCCGGGATGCTGACCTACCTCTGCTACATCAGTTATTACGATTCGGAGACAAAGAATACCGTCAACATCTCCGCCGACATCACTTACACGCTGATCCGCAACGCACAGAACGCCAAGCTGGCCTATCTGTCTGCGGACACCTATGTGTTTAAGTACGATTCCAATTCCTCTCTGGTTGGGGCAAAGCAGGCTACCCTGACGGCACAGGTGCAGGGAGTTACCATTACGGCATGGCAGTATAAGGACAGCGCCGGGGAATGGAAGGATTATCCTACAACGCCGGACAACGCCAGTATTTCAGGCGGTACTTTGGTAGTGAAACCAGATCATGCTGTCTTTTTCAATGGGGTGGCCCAGATCAAGCTGGCGACCGATGATCCGGATGTGTATGATACGACTTCGCTTACGAAGATCTATGATGGCTCACAGGGCGAACCGGGTGCAGCCGGAACGGGCGGGCTTTCCGTCATCCTTGGGAATGAGGCACAGAATATCGCCTGTACGTCCGGCGGGCTGGTAGCAGCAGCTACGGATATCACAATCCCATTTACGGGGTATGTGGGAATTTCACAGGTCGCCTGCACCTGTACGGTGGGAACTTTGCCTTCTGGCGTGACAGTGAAGAGCAATACAGCAGCGACCGCTTCCAGAGCCGGATCAGTGGTACTGACCTTTGCCGCTAATGCGACTCTTGGCGGGGCAACGGTCTTAAATGGCACGATTGACCTGACCTTTACGATTTCAGGAGCCTCCGTGGTAAAGAAGTTTGCATGGACAAAATCCAACAAGGGCAGCAACGGAGCCAGCGGTGCCAATGCAATCGTATTCTCTGTGTATGCACCGGAAGGTACTGTTGTCATTAACCAGTCCGGCAGCCTTGCGTTGGCAGCGGTTGGTTATGACGGCGCTTCTGAGATTACGACAGGAGCTACCTATCAGTGGGCGAAATACACAGGTGGTGAGTGGGAGAATATCACAGGAGAAACGTCCTCCACCCTGTCGGTATCAGGGGCGGATATCGTGAACATCCAGTCCTACCGCTGTACGATGACCTATAAGGGCAATACCTATGAGGATGTGATCACGGTGGAAGATAAATCCGACCCTTATGTATCGGAGATGCTTTCCATCGGTGGCTTTACGGTCAAGAATAATCTCGGCGGTGTGGTGCCTTATGTGATCGTCCGTACCAACCAGAAAGAAGTCGATCCGCTGCTTGGCAGTATCTCGGAGACGGCTCCGTCCAATCCAGAGGAAGGTGACTTCTGGTATCAGGTGGATCATTCTGCGCAGACGGTTACTCTGATGAAGTATTCCGGCTCGGCTTGGGCGGCTGCCACAGAGAAACAGTCGCTGACCTACACATGGTATGCGCAGGACAAGGATGGTCATGCGGCAGAATTTGATAAGGCCGGGAAGGTGATTTACCTTTCCGCAGCGGATATTGACAGTATCCTGACGCTGCAGTGTGATGTATCCAACTGACCGGAGGTGATCGCATGGCGCTTATCACCAGCTGTCAGGCAACCTTCCAGAATTTCTCCGGTTATGAGGATGACCTTGCCTCCTTGGAGGAAAACATCCGGGAATGCTACTCCGAGATCACGAAAACCTCGGAACAGATCAATATGTCCGTCCGGGAGGAATTCATTTCCCGCTCAGAAATGGAGACGATCCAGAAGGATTTTGAAACCAGCATTACTCAGAGCAGCACAGAAATCCGGATGGATTTCACTACGATTACGGACGAAATCAAGGAAAATGTCTCTACGAACCAGTTGCTTTTGGAGGAATATATCCGGTTTAAAGGTGCTTTGATTGAACTGGGAAAAGTCGGGAACGCCTTCACAGCAGAACTATCCAACGAGGAACTGGCCTTTAAAGAGAATGGGCAGAAGATTGCCTATATCTCCAACCAGAGCCTTGTGATTACCAATGCGGAGATCCGCAACAAGCTATCCCTCGGCAATGAAAGCCGGGGGTGGTTTGATTTTATACCGAGAACCAATGGGAACCTTTCAATCAAATGGAGAGGTCCCGTCTAAGATGCTGAGAAACGGAAGGGGTGAGAACGATGGCATCCAGCGGCAGTTTTTCCGGTTCCATCCGGGACGGCCATTATAAGCTGCGGGTGGACTGGTCGCAGAGCAAGAATGTCTCTGCCAATACGTCTACGGTTACCTGTAAGCTGTATCTGGTGAATGACTGGAGTCTGAATATCAGTGGGCGAAGCGACAATACCTGCACCATTGACGGATCGGCTCAGACTTTTTCCTCCCCAGCGATTAGTACCACGGGAACACATTTGCTGGGAACGGTATCAAGGACGGTCAATCATGCCAGCGATGGCAGTAAGTCCTTAGCGATTTCAGCAGTGTTCCAGATCCGGGCAACCTTAAGTGGGACGTACTATGGAACAATCACAGCCAGCGCCAACATTACGCTGGATAGCATCCCCCGTGCCTCCAGCGTATCTGCTGCAAATATGACGATGGGGTCTGCCGGTACGATTTCGATCAACCGTGCTTCTTCCGCTTTTACGCATACGCTGACGTATTCCTTTGGAAATACCAACGGGACAATTGCAACCAAGACAACGGCATCTTCTGTATCATGGACGCCAGCTCTTTCGCTGGCCAGTCAGATCCCAAATGCGATCAGCGGTACCTGCACAATCACTTGTACGACCTATAACGGAAATACGAATATTGGTTCCAAAACCTGTACGCTGACTTTAAGTATTCCTGCCAGTGTGAAACCGACTATTTCCAGCCTGACTGCTTCCCGGATTGATGGAGAAGTGCCAAGTACGTGGGGAATTTATGTGCAGACAAAGTCCAAGGTAAAGCTGACGATCAACGGGGCGGCTGGAAGTTATGGCTCCACCATCAAGTCCTACTCCATTACGGGCGGCGGGTACAGTGGTTCCGCGTCCACGCTGACGACAGGTTTCCTCAATAATTCTGGGACGATTACCTTTAAGGCCACCGTAACGGATTCCAGAGGCCGGGTATCGGCGGAGGCTTCCGTTTCGATCACGGTGACCGCCTATTCCCCGCCATATTTCAATTCCTCCCTGTCCCAGCGGTGCTTAAGCAACGGGGCGCTGGATGATGACGGGACATACATCCACGCGCTGGTGTCCTTTGGCTATTCCACTTGTGGCGGGAAGAATACTCTCAAAACTTCTGTCCAGTACAAGCAGGTGGCTGCGGAGCAGTGGACGGACGCCGGGGTGACCTTTACCTCCAATACGGCCTTCACCTACGGCAAAGGGCAGATCTCTACGGAGACGTCCTATGATGTACGGTACACACTGGAGGATGCGTTTTCCACCATTTCCGTACAGGAGATCGTCTCCACGGCTGCCGTGGTCATGGACTTTAAGAGCGGCGGCAAAGGCGTGGCGATTGGGAAGGTATCAGAAAGCGATAATACCTTCGAGGTGGCCGAGAACTGGGATGTGAAGGTCTATGGGATGCTGCTGAAGGAATACATCCAGCAGTTTGCCAAGACCATGTACCCCGTGGGAAGCATTTATGAGTGTTAGCTCAACCAATCCTTCCACCTATTTTGGCGGGACGTGGGTGGCATGGGGCAGCGGCCGGGTGCCGGTAGGAATTAACACATCGGATAGCAACTTTAATACGGTGGAGAAAACTGGTGGCGCATCGGCGGTTACTCTGACTACCAGCCAGATGCCAAGCCATACGCATACGTTCACCGGAAGTTCTACCACGACCAACAGTGCAGGCGGTCATACGCACAATATTGGCCGTGATACGGATGGAGGTGCAGGCAGCAGCCGCTATACAGTGCATAGTGCAGGAACTTCTGGGGCGCAGGCTACCTCCCCGACCAGCAGTGCTGGGGCGCATACTCACTCACTGACTCCAAAAGGAAAGAACGCAAATACGGGAGGTGGCGGCTCCCACACCAACCTGCAGCCCTATATCGTCTGCTATATGTGGAAGCGGACAGCATAACTTTATATTTTCTGGAAATCAGCGACTACTCTTCGGGGTAGCTGCTTTTTTCATACCAAAATTTCAAAGGAGGAACGCACCATGAAAGAATTCTGGAACACTATCCAACTCATTTTTTCCGCTGTGGGCGGCTGGCTGGGGTATTTCCTTGGCGGCTGTGATGGCTTGCTTTATGCCCTGATCGCCTTCGTGGTGATTGACTACATCACGGGTGTGATGTGCGCCATCATCAACCGGGAGTTATCCAGCGCGGTCGGCTTCAAAGGGATCTTCCGCAAAGTGCTGATCTTCCTGCTTGTCGGGATTGCAAACATCATCGATGTGCAGGTGATCGGAACCGGGGCGGTCTTACGGACAGCGGTGATCTTTTTCTATATCTCCAATGAAGGCGTGAGCCTGCTGGAGAATGCAGGACATCTGGGACTGCCGATCCCGGAAAAGATCAAAACGGTATTAGAGCAGCTCCATGACAGAGCAGAAAACGGAAAGGAAGGTAATGAATAATGGCTTACACAAACAGTTCCCTTGTATCTTACACAAAACTCAGCCCTAACCACTCTGGGCAGAGGACGCATTCCATTGACCGGATCACTCCCCACTGTGTGGTCGGCCAGCTGACGGCGGAGAGCATCTGCGGATGCTTTACCAGCCCGTCCAGAGAGGCCAGCTGCAATTATGGCATCGGGAAAGACGGAAAGATTGCACTTTGCGTGGAGGAGAAGAACCGCTCCTGGTGTTCTTCCAGCAGCGCCAATGACCAGAGGGCAGTCACCATTGAGTGCGCCAGCGATTTGAATCATCCCTACGCAATGACCACCGCCGTTTATAATTCCCTCGTGAAACTGTGTACGGACATCTGCAAACGGAATGGGAAGAAGAAACTTCTCTGGCTGGGGGATAAGAATAAGACGCTGAATTACTCGCCGAAGTCTGATGAGATGATACTCACCGTCCATCGCTGGTTTGCGAACAAATCCTGTCCGGGGGACTGGCTGTATTCCCGGCTTGGGGATCTGGCCTCCAAGGTAACGGCAGCACTGGGAGGTTCGTCTTCCGGATCGGCAGGCTCAGTCTTATACCGTGTCCGCAAAAGCTGGTCGGATGCCAAGAGTCAGAAGGGGGCTTTCAACAATCTGGATAACGCAAAGAAATGCGCCGACTCCAATGCTGGCTATTCTGTATTTGATGAAAGCGGCAAGGTGGTTTATACCGGAAAGCAGTCGGGCGCTGGAAGTTCAACCGGTTCCTTCCTGGTACAGGTAACAGCAACAGACCTGAATATCCGCAAAGGCCCTGGTACGAATTACGCCAAGACCCGGAAGTACACCGGGAAAGGGGTATTCACCATTACCGAGGTAAAATCCGGCACTGGCTCTGTGGCTGGCTGGGGTAAACTCAAGAGCGGCGCTGGTTGGATTTCCCTGGATTACTGTAAGCGTCTTTAAGTAAAACGAGGAAGAGCAGGATTGCCCGTGGGCTGTGCGATAGATGCACGGTCTGCGGGCCTTATTTTTTTTGTCTGTAATACCCCCTCAAAACGCTGTAGAAATCTCCGTATTTTGAAGGAGGCATCCTTCAGATTGGAGGTATACCATGCAGGTGACAAAAGTGACGGCTGGTTTTCAAAATCAGAGGGCTGGACGGAAACCTTTCACAGATGAGGAACTGCAAAGGGAATTTGACTATTACATGGCACAAAAACTGCTGGAAAAGCTGCGAGAGGCAGACCTGATTTCTGAGGGTGAATTAGACAAAATTACGGCGAAAAACCGCCAATCATTCTCTCCCTATCTGGCTCGGATTATGCCCTAAATGACTTGCTATTTGCAGGTGTCAGAGCGAATATGTCCGTACCGAAAGAGAGGTGAGAGGATGAAACGGATCACAAAGATTGAAGGGAATATGCTCATCGAAAAGAGAAAACTTAGAGTGGCGGCCTACTGCCGGGTATCTACAGCCAGAGATGAACAGCTTGTTAGTCTGGCAACGCAGAAGGCCCACTATGAGAATTATATCAAATCCAATGATGAGTGGGAGTTTGCCGGCCTTTACTATGACGAAGGTATTTCCGGTACGAAAAAAGAAAAGCGGGATGGGCTGCTGGCGATGGTTGCCGCCTGCGAGAGAGGAACGATTGACTTCGTCATTACCAAATCCATCAGCCGTTTTGCCAGAAATACCACGGACTGTCTGGAACTGGTGCGGAAGTTGCTGGACTTAAATATCTACATCTATTTTGAAAAAGAAAATCTAAACACGGGCTCCATGGAGAGTGAATTAATGCTTTCCATTTTAAGTAGTCTGGCAGAAAGCGAGTCGGTGTCCATTTCTGAAAATGAGAAGTGGGGTATCAAGCGGCGTTTTCAGAATGGAACCTTCATCATTTCCTATCCCCCATATGGTTATGGCAATGTGGACGGGGAGATGGTGATTGTACCGGAGCAGGCGGAGATCGTGAAACAGATCTTTGCGGACACGCTTGCGGGGAAAAGTACCCACGAGATTGCGGAGGAACTGAATGAGCGGGGCGTTGCTACCAAGAAGGGCGGACATTGGACGCCGGGTACCGTCAACGCCATCATCGGGAATGAAAAGTATACGGGTGACGTCCTGTTCCAGAAGACCTATACGGACAGCAGCTTTAACCGCCATCAGAACCGGGGAGAACTTGACCAGTACCTGATGCAGGACCACCATGAAGCAATCATCAGCAAGGAAGAGTTTGAACTGGCCAATGCGGTTTTGAAACAGCGGGGGCGTGAAAAAGGAAATGGCCATGACACTGGGAGATACCAGAACCGGTACGGCTTTTCTGGCCGGATCTGCTGTGGAGAATGCGGCGGCAAATATAAGAGACGGATGCATTATAAACCCAGCGGCCAGTATGTGGCCTGGGCTTGTGCCAATCATCTGAAAGATAAGGAAAGCTGTTCGCAGAAATACATCACGGATGATGCTTTGAAACTGGCGTTTGTTACCATGATGAACAAGCTGGTCTTTGGACATCAGATGGTGCTGCGTCCTCTTTTGCAAAGCCTGCGGGGGCTGAATGATCAATCCCGGTTGCTAAAGATTGAAGAACTGGAAACGGCAATCGAGAAAAACAGGGAGCAGAAACAGGTGCTGACGAACCTGATGGCAAGCGGCTATCTGGAGCCTGCGCTTTTTAATAAGGAAAGTAATGAACTTGCCGCGGAAGCGGAAATCCTGCGGCAGGAAAAGAATGGACTGATGCGCTCCGTCAATGGGGATATGGTCAAAATAGAGGAACTGCAGCGGCTGCTCCGGTTTACATCCAAAGGAACCATGATGACGGAATTCGATGATGAAATTTTCCTTTCCTTCGTGGAGCGGATCACTGTACTGTCCAGAAAAGAAGTGGTTTTTGAATTGAAATGTGGACTGTCCTTGAAAGAAAGGCTGGTGGAACTATGAGACACATTCCGTATGGATATCGGATTGAAAACGGCCGGGCAGTCATCGATGAAAAACAAGCCGCCACGGTGCGGGAATTTTTTCAGAACTATATCTCCGGCTTGGCCCTTGTGCCTGCCGCCGAGACGGTCGGACTAAAACTGTACCACGGAAGTGCTGGCAGGATGCTCCGGAATAAAAAGTATCTTGGAGATGATTACTATCCGGCTATTATCGACAAAGAAACCTTCGATAAGGCAGAAGAAATACGCATGAGCCGGGCAAAAGCACCGGGGAGGGTATGGGAACTGGAAAGAAAGAAGGACATCCTCTTCCCTACCAGTTTTTCCATACCTGCGGTGAAAAAGTTTTCTAACGATCCCTTTGAACAGGCGGCGTATGTATATAGTTTGATTGAGAGTGAGGTGGATATGGGTGGAACTGAGTAGGAATATCACTGTGATCCCTGCCAGAAAGCGTTTTGGAAACACAGCCGCAGCGGAACAAAGACCAAAGTTGAAAGTCGCCGCTTACTGCCGGGTTTCCACGGATAGTGAGGAGCAGGCATCCAGCTATGAGGTGCAGGTGGCGCATTATACGCAATTTATCCAGAAGAATCCGGAATGGGAACTGGCCGGGATTTATGCTGATGACGGGATCACTGGAACAAATACGAAAAAGCGGGAGGAATTTAACCGCATGATCCAGGACTGCATGGACGGAAACATTGATATGATCATTACCAAGTCCATCAGCCGGTTTGCCAGAAACACCTTGGATTGCTTGAAATATATTCGGGAACTGAAGGAAAAGAACATCCCGGTTTTCTTTGAAAAAGAGAATATCAACACCATGGATTCCAAGGGTGAGGTGCTGCTTACCATTATGGCGAGCCTGGCACAGCAGGAAAGCCAGTCCCTGAGTCAGAACATCAAACTTGGACTGCAGTACCGTTTCCAGAATGGAGAAGTCCGGGTCAATCACAGCCGTTTCCTGGGTTACACAAAGGATGAGGAAGGAAACTTAGTCATAGAGCCTGCGGAGGCGGAAGTGGTCAAGAGGATCTACCGGGAGTATCTGGAAGGGGCAAGCCTGCTCCAGATTGGGCGTGGCCTGGAAGCAGACGGGATTCTCACCGGGGCTGGGAAAACGAAGTGGCGTCCGGAAACACTGAAGAAGATCCTGCAGAATGAAAAGTACATCGGAGATGCCCTTTTGCAGAAGACCTATACCGTTGATTTTCTCAACAAAAAGCGGGTGCAGAACAAGGGCATTGTCCCACAGTATTATGTGGAAAATAGCCATGAGCCTATTATTCCCCGTGACCTTTATATGCAGGTGCAGGAGGAAATGATCCGGCGGGCGAACCTCCACAGCGGAGCTAACCGGAAAAAGAGGGTTTACAGCAGCAAGTATGCCTTATCCAGCATTGTTTACTGTTCCAAGTGCGGCGAAATTTACCGGCGGATTGCATGGAATAACCGGGGAAAGCACTCCACCGTGTGGCGTTGCTGTACCCGTGTGGAACATGGACCAACCGCCTGTGATGCACCGACCATTCAGGAGTCAGATCTGCAGGCGGTGGTGGTACAGGCAATCAACCTTGCGCTGGGTAGCAGAGAAAGCATGATGATCACTCTCCAAGAGAACGTGGAGTCAGTGATTCGGCAGGAGGATGAAACCTCATCGGAAGGGATTGAGACCAAGTTGCTGGAACTGCAAAAGGAACTTCTGAAACTGGCGAATTCGAAAAAGGATTATAACAGTGTTGCGGATGAGATAGACAGGCTGCGGGAATTGAAACAGAATGCCCTGGTGGAGAGCGCCGAGCGGGAGGGACTGAAACAGCGGATCAGGGAGATGCGGGAGTTTCTGGAACAGCAGTCCACAGAGGTCACGGAGTATGACGAACTGCTGGTGCGGCGGCTGATTGAAAAGGTCACGGTTTACGATGAGCGGTTTGAGGTGGAGTTCAAATCTGGGACGAAGGTGGATGTAGAGAGGTAAATAATAGAATGAATGAGGTGCCTTGTGGCTTTTGAAATGGCTGCAAGGTGCCTTTTTTATGGGTTGTTAATTTTAAAGAAGGTAGCTTGTGCTTATCAACCATAGGGGTTATAATTGTACTATGCTGATGGAGGTGGAAAATGACAACATCGGATATGATCAGAGAATTGTGTGACAGAATGAATATCAGCCTTGCGGAACTTTGCAGACGGATTGGACAGACTCCGCAGAATTTTAACAAAAAGCTGAAACGTGATACACTATCTTTGAAAGAGTTAATTGCTATTGCAGATGTATTATATGTTTCTTTTGAACAAAGTTTTGTTTTAGAAAATGGAAAAGAAATAAAGATTGGAAATCGCACAGATTGCTTTTAAATATAATGGCTTTGATAGTCTTGCATATTAATTTCTGTAGTAGAGATGGGAGGTGTTTTTGTGATTGATATTCTTTTTTTGTATCCACCTTACAAAAAAAGAGCTGGTGGAGGAACGCTATTTCCTTTGGGAATTGGTTATTTGATAAGTGGAATTGAGAAAAATGGACTTACTTTTGATTATGTAGATTGTCAGAATTTGTATTGTAATAAAAAAGAATTTATTGATAATCTTGCAGAAAGAATTAGGAAAAATGAGTATCTAGTTATAGCTATCTCATGTATTACAACAGCCGCTGTTCCCTTTTTAAAAGATATAATTACGGCTTGTAGATTGGTTCATAAAAATACACCAATTGTTTTGGGTGGTCAATTGGTATCAATAGATTATGTCGAGGAGTTGTTTTTTGAAGAATATGATGTAGATGCGATATGCAAAGGAGATGGAGACTATATCATACCAGATTTAGTACATCATATGAAAAATGGGAATTCAATAGATACCTTTTTGTATGTGTCGACATCCAAAAGGAGGGCTAAAAGAAATTATATAACAGATATCAACGAGTTGCCATTTCCATACAGAAATGACGAAATAGTTGCAAGCTCACAATTATCATTTGGCCGTTCTACATATGCAGAGAAATCAGTAACGATGATTACTTCGAGAGGTTGCTTTTATAAATGCTATTATTGTGTTTCTGGATGTAACACTGGTCGGCATTTTCAAAAAAGATCATGGGAGAATATTGTATCTGAAATAAAGTATATCCAAGAGAAATTTCAAGTTTTTTCTATAGTGTTCTATGATGATTGTTTCTTTTTTAATAAAAAAACAGTTAATGAGGATATAGAAGAATTTATTTATCAATTGAAAAAACAGAAGTGTATGCCTTTCAAATGGCAGATGGAATTAAGGGCAGATGTCATTGCAACTATTACACCGGAATCGTGGAAAATATTATATGAAAATGGTTGCATCCAAATTAATATAGGCATAGAGTCATGCTATAATGATTCTTTAGATTTTTTAGGGAAAACTATTAGTATACAAACAATTAAGAAAGCATTTGAAATATTATATCAAAACGTTCCGGAGATTATATTGACTGCTACATACATAGTCGGCGGTCCTAATTCAGATTATGAGCATATTATAAAAATCGCAGAGTTTTCTCAAGAAATGAAATTAATGTATATTCGTATATATCCGTTAGAATTACATCCTGGAACAAAATTATATGAAAATTATTACGGAAAGAAAGATGACTGGTATAGATTTATAATAAGTGAGGATAATCCGTATTCTTGTATGTATTTTGAGACCGATACTAGTAGTTTAGATAGAATAATGAGTAATATTAATAAAACATATAAGAAATTCTATTTGAATGGGTATTGGGATAAAAGAGCAAAAGTTATTTATGGAGAAAGGTATAGTGCTATTAGAGCAAATTTATTTAAAACCTATGAACTGGAGGAAAAATAATGGTTAAAAAAACAATCTTTGTATTTAATGGTGTAATAGTGGATGGTTCAGGAAGAATTTTGATTGAAAATAGGAGTGAAAAAGAACTGCCAAGTGCAGATGAGAAGTGGGGATTGCCAGGGGGGAAAATTGAATTTGGAGAAACACCAGAAGAAGCAGTTGTGCGCGAAGCAATGGAAGAAACTGGATGTAAGGTAGAAATATTAGAGATGATTCCACTCACATACACGAGTGTTTGGCATTATTCAGATAAGGAACAACATACGATTGTATTTGGCTATTATGGGAAATTAGTTGAAATTAGTGAATGTGAGATACACGATAGAAAAATTAATCGCATTAAATGGATTTCTCCGGATGAGATTAATATGTACGATTTTTTGCCAGGGGTTCCTGAAATGATAAAATATGTTATTGAACATTATATTCGCTAGGCTTTAAAACTAGTTATACGGAGGAGGTGAGAGGATGAATATTGAAGATAAATGGACTGTAGGGATTATTTCGACAAGTTTCGATTTGGAAAATGAAAGAAAAATTTTAATTGATGATCTGAGAGAAAAAGGCTTTGCAGTAGTTGCCTTTGAAGAAGCCAATTTTCCCATGAGTATGGAAAAAAATAAAAATGAAGCATGTTTAGATGCTTTTGATAATATTGATGTGGGAATTATTGTTATAGCTAATGAATCAGGTCATAGTGATGAAAAGGGAGTATCTATTTCTCAAATGGAATATGAGCATATAGTGCGTTTCGGAACATATAGATACGTATTTGTCCAAAGTCATACCTGGTATAATTATCAGAAATCAAGTACAAAAGGATTAGTAAAAAGTGCCCCTTTTTTGGATTTTATCAATAGTAAGGGTGGTTTTATGACCTCCTATAATGATGTTAATCATCTAAAAAAATTAGTTGAGGGAAGATTAGAAAGTTTGAGTATTACATTAGCAAAAGAGATTGCTAAAAGTCAATTTAATAAATTAGTAAATTCAAAAACTATTCCTGGAGTGGGTAACTCTATAAGCGAACAAATAAACAATTATTTTATTACGCCACAAGTAGTTCCAGAAGAAGATATTTTAGGTAATGTCATAGAAGTTTCCACATTGTATGAAAAACTAACTCATGCAAAAACGACAAAACATATTTTAATCCGTGGGGATATTGGAAGTGGAAAAAGTACACTGTTATATCTGAATTATATAAATCACTACCGGGCTTTCAAAAAGGAAAGTGAAATTAGGATACCTTTGTTTTTATCTCTTAGGGGAAAGAAAAAGGACTACACTCTGGAACAATATTTCACAGAATGTTTTGAAAAGAATTTGGGTAAGAATCTATACCCATTATTTAAACTTACAAGGAAGTCGTATGTTTTGTATTTAGATGGCTTGGATGAAATGCATAATAGAGATTACGAAGATATTTCTAGCTTTTTTGAGAGCGACTTTTTTAAGGATTTAGTAATGATTACATGTCGGGAAAATTTTTATGAGGCTTATGTACAGGGAGAAAGTTTATCGGAAAAAATAGATATTGATTTATTGGTTTGTAAATGGTCTCCAGATAGAATTGAAAGATATATATGTAAAATTTTTTCTGAAGAAGAAAGTAACAAAGCATACATACTTAATTGGGTGCGGAAAAATTTTAATAATTGGTTACAGACGCCATTAATGATATCCATTGTATGTTTTTTGTTAAAGCGATTGTCATCTCGTAACGGGATGAAAGCGATTTTGAATAGGATTATAAATGAAAGAACATTAATGATTCAATACACTGATTTGTTTATAGAAAGAGAACTTAAAAGAATTGGTATAGCTAAATGCCATATCAAAGAGATGTCCGATAAAATATACTCGATATTAAAAGAAATGGCATGGTTCCTTTATCAGCAAAAGCTATCTTCGAATTATAAATTGTTGGAACAGGTTGATAATAGAAATACATTGGAATTTAAAATTGCAGAAACATATTTTGAAGTAACATGCTTTGAGGGATATTATGTGTATAATGTGCATGAATATTTTGTGGATTTTATGGTATCTCTTTATGTATTAGACAAAATGAAATGTAGCGAAGATAATGATTTTCTGAATTATATGCTTTCTGCCAACATAAATAAACTAATTCTCCAAGGCATTAATGAATACAAGCTTACTGAGAAAAAACTTATTTCTGATAACTATAAATGAGTAAATACCAAATATTGCACAAAATAAAGACACCCGCTGCTGAATGATGTATCATTGAAG